CAGCGGTGTATGCACCAAAAAGAATAAGTGCGCCGAGCCCAGCAGACCCAATGGCATAACCTTTAGTAACAGCCTTTGTTGTATTGCCAACAGCGTCTAGGGCGTCAGTAGTATTGCGGCTTTTTCAATATCTTCTTTACCTGTAATCATTTTACCTAACTTAGCAAAACCTGCACCAAACACTGTAGCATAAAGTAAACCTTTAGCTAACGGCCTGGACACGCCTACTGCATCAGCATTGTGTTGATGTATATCACCGTTAAGTACATGATCATTAATATCTTTATTATTTAAATAATGACATAAAGCTCTAATCTGATTACCAGAACTATCACAACCAACCATTACCTTACCTTCATCAGCTATAAATAATTCTCTCATCTCCTTACCAAAAAATGCATTACTACTAGGAACGTTAACTATCTTAGAGTGACGTTGCCTACTAGTTGGTGTTCCAATATTAAAAGCCTCACAATAAACTCTATTGTTATTTTGTTCAGCTAATTCAATCCAACCTTTTAATACAGAGTGTCTAGATCTTAATTGATAATATCTTAAAACCTTTTTACCAATATCAGATTGAATAGTATTTAAACTATCTTCTGTAATTTTAGGTTCACCTTTTGGTGTGTATTGACTAGGCTTCCACCCATTATCTAATAACATTCCTCTAACTTGTTCCATGTTACCTAAATCAGCAGGTATCATTTCATGTCTCTGAAACGTTTTATTAGGGTTCCATAAATGTGTATCTGTAGGGCCTACAGGTTTACCTAGATACTCAGATAACATTCTACATGTTACAGCTGAGAAGTTACCATTCATTAAATATCTAGCCTTCTTAGGTTCCTTATCAATCCAAACTTTACGAGGTTTTAATGTAGGATTAATTTCATCCTCAATAATTTTCATTTCTTTAGTTAAGTATTCATAATGGCTTTTGGCTTTAGGCGTATCAAATCTCCATTTATTCTTAACTTGATTAGAACATATCTCAGCAATAGCATGTTCAACTTGTAATGCTGATTTATATGTAGGTCTATTCTTAATTAAATTTCTAGCCTCTTCAGTTACATATTTATAAACCTTATGATTTAAGTTAACATCCTGAGTAGCATATGTTTTCATCTCTTCAGAATATTTACTAAAATCTTCAAAGTCACCTTTAGCATCACCAAGTAATTCACCAAAGTTTTTAAGTGAGTGTTTACCAGGTCTTCTATAATAATTTAGTTGGCTAATTATCATTGTGTCTATGAATTTAATATTCTTAGGTTTCCAATTTAATAACTTATGTAAAACAACATTATCATAAGCAATTATATTATGACCTATAATAACTTCAGCTTTATCTAAATAAGATGTTAATTCATTTAACGGTTTAGAATCTGCATCATAATCACTAAATGTAACTATTTCATTTGTGTCTATATTCTTAGTTACAGCAATCCAAATCTTATCAACTGTATCTATAAACCCATTACATTCTAAATCGTAAATTAATTTCATTATACTATTCTATCCTTTAAAAAATTATAAAACTTTGCTTGTAGTGCCTCTTCAGAACCATCATTATTAAATACATATTTAAATATATGATTATCTAATGCATGTTCTGATACATGACCGTCACCGTTACAGCCTGGTCTTTTTACAGCTACACAAAATCCGTTTTTATTTATCATTTCAACTTCATTAGGAAATCTAACATCAGTAACAACTACATGATTGTCATGTTTCTTAACTTTGTTTTCTAAAATTCTTACCCAAATATCTTTATGTACATTATCTCTAAATGACATTCCGATCTTTTGTAGTAATTCTCTTGGTGTTAAATTATACCAATCTGGTAACGGTAATTCTCTAAACACTCTTTCACCACCGTCACCCGATAAAATATTTTTATCAATTCCAAAAGTATGATGTATTAAATCTTTTATTGGTTGAGCAAAACTCATCTTATCCCAACCAAAACTATCAGTTAATACTTGACCCATAGCATCTTTACCTGAGCCTTTATAACCTGCTATACCTATTATCATTTTATTCTCCTTATTGAATTGTCTCAAAAGAATCAATGGTATACAAGAAATTAGGAGCAAAATATGGTCTAAGCTCTTCCGAGATATTCTCTTCCTGCATAATTATTTCTTTTTCTTCTGGTGTTAAAATTGTTAGATCTAATATATGACCTACCTTAATTACTAAATCTATTTTATCAGTCTCACTATTCACTAAACCGATATATTTACCTTCAGCTTTTACATAATACGATCTTAGAGCATTACGTTTTTTACCTTCTCTAATTCTTTTTATAATTTCTGGTGATACGTTAAATGTATGCATCATTGTATTCCTCTCAGTTAAATTTTGTGAGTAGGGCCCGTAGGCCCAACCCAGTGTTTAATATTAAATAACATCAGTATCAGAATCGATAGCTTTAAATTCTAAAGACTCACCGCCCTGATATTCTTT